GGTGGCGGCGCGCAAAGAAGAGTGCCCGCGTGCGCCTCTTGCCTCTTCCTTGCCGCTGTGGTGGACAATGCAGACGTGCGAGCCTGTAGCGTGCTTGATGCGGTCGCAATTGCCGATCATGCCCGTCATGTCCTCTGACGAATTTTCGTTCCCTCCTGCCATAGCGCGGCTCAAGGTATCGACAATCACCATGCGGACGGGGAGTTCGGTTTTTGCCCCAACATATTCGACAAGCTGGATCACGGCTCGCACGTCTGCATCGTCATTTAGAAGGTTGATAGGCTTGGGCATGGCGACAAACGGCAGCGGGCCGCATTTGTGATGTTCGCTAAATGCAGCCATGCGGTTTTGCACACCTTGCGCGCCTTCAAGGGAAAGATACACGATAGCGCCGCGCTCCACTTCGCGGCCCCGCCATTGCTTGCCCCATGCAACGTGCAGGGCAAGGTCAATCACAAAGAACGTCTTGCCGCAGTTGGAAGGGCCGTAAATAACCGACATTGAACCATCCGTCAGCATCCCTTCTATAAAGTCGTTTGCGTCCAGGTTGGGCTTCGCATCCTCGAACCAGACAAACGGCAATGAAGGGTGCGGCAATCCGGTCTTACCAATAAGCGCCGCCAGATCATCTGCGTTGCCTTCCCAATCGAGAACATCCCCCTTGTCAGGCAATCCCGGCAGTGTGACTTCGACAACGCGGCACGCGGCTTGTTCCAACAGCGTGCGCGCCTTTTGCGCCTGCTTTGCGCCAGCAGCGTCATTGTCCGGCAAAATGTAAACGGCACGCCCCGTAACGGCTTGCGCAAAGTCCTCACACCAGTTTTTAAGGGACGTAGCAGTCAATCCCCAGCTTGCCAGCTTGTCCGCTTGTGCCTCGCCTTCCACCAGATAAACGGGGCCATCTGACGCCAGCAACTCCGGCAGGCGATATGGCGCGCGGGCATCACCTGCGTTCGATGCCCAACCACCTTGCCCGTCCGGCCTGTCTTGTCGGAATGTCTTGCGCGCCCCGTTGTCTCCTGGTTCAATCCGGTGGCTGCGGTAAAGCAGCGCACCATCCCTGTCGAAATAGTTGAACGTAGCGACAATCTCTTGCCCCGGCTTCAGTTTGACGCCGTGCACCTCGGCAGGTTCGCTAACGATGCGGACATCCGAACCATCGCTTGCCACCCAGAAACCGCGCAAGCTGCGGTCGATCACATTGCCTTGGGGCTTTGTGTCTCGCAGTCCTTGATGTTCAAGCCATGCCATGGCGCTGGCAGCATTGCCGCCGTTTTGGCGCCGTATAAGGTCGATTACGCCGCCGCCTTCGCAGGCTTCGTGGTCAAAGAACGTGCCTTTTCCCAGATCAATTGAGAGGCTTCCCTGTTTACCGTAGCGCAACTCTTGCCCGCGCTGTGATGTTGGCTTGCCTAGCAGGCGGGTGGCGACTTCACGCATCAAGGGCGCGAAGTTGTCTTTGCCTTTGTCAGCCATCATTGAGGTTGCCTCTCGCGCCACTCTTCCATTGTTAAAGCGCCCTTCGATAAATTACACGGGGGGCAAAGACATTGAATGTTCTCAATGCCGTTCCCGCCTCCGCGGGATAGGGGGACTATGTGATCTACGTGATATCCAGATGCTAAAGAAACGCGGCATCCTGCGCATTCATTCCTCTGCTTTAAAAGCAAATCTAAAATATCTTTTGCATTATGGCTGCCAAACGCCTGCTTTTTAAAAGACCTCCTTCGCGCATCCTTTGCTCGATCCAAGAGGGCGGCTTTTTCTGGATTTCCCATCCGCCACGCTTTCTTTCTCAGGCTAACTTTTTGTTTGTTGAGAGCATGCCATTTTCTGTTTCGTTCGTTTTCTTTTTCTCTATTTTTGAGCCTTAGGCACTTGTGATATTCTCGATATTTCTTGGGATCGGAAGCCCTTTTTTTTCTGCTTCTTTCTCTTTCCCTGCCTGGATTATTTTTGCTCCAAAGCCTGTAATTCTCCTGATTGCATTCAACACAACAGGAATTGGCAGCGTGCCTCTCGGCAACATGGCCATACTTGCACGGGGCACCTGTAAAGTACCGCTTTAAGCCCTGCTCTAAAGCCGACTTTTTGCTGATTATATTCATGGCGCAGGCGTCCCATCAAAATAGTCCGACAGGGCTTTTATAACTCTGTGCGAGGGGTCTGCTGTCTTGCCGTCTCTGATTGCTGCGATTGTGTTATGGTGAATGCCTGTGGCCTTAGAGACAAGGGGTATCCGCCTGTCCTTGAGCCGCTCAGCAATTTCTTGCGTCGTTAGCATCTTAGGTTTCCTATGTCAGTTACCGCTTGACCTTAGCGATATTTCACCGCTAGGCAAGGCCTCGCAGCGTTAGTGGATCGTCCTGCCGATCAATCCCAATGTGGAGAAACCGAATGACATTGCTTAGCACAATTGCGAAGCCTGCCCCGCGTCCTCCGGTCATTACGATCGTAGGTGAAGCAGGAACCGGCAAGACTTCACTTGCCGCAACTTTCCCGAAACCCATCTTTATCCGCGTCGAAGACGGCGTTGGGCGCATCAGCAAGAAGGTGGAAACTCCCGACGCATTCCCCGTCGCAGGTAGCAGCGAACAACTGTTTGACCAAATGATGGCGCTGCTCAAGGAAGAACATGACTACAGCACGATTGTGATCGACAGCGTCACCAAGCTGGAAGAAGTGTTTACCCGCGAAATTCTGGAAAAGGATGGCCGCGCCAAAACGTTGTCAACCGCGCTTGGCGGCTATGGCGCGGGCTTTCAGGCATTGGCAGCAATGCAGCACCGCGTCCGCAGGGCCGCAGGGGCATTGAACGAACGTCGCCAGATGGCAGTGATCTTTATTGCCCATGCCGATCTGGAAACCATACGGCTTCCCGATACCGACGATTATCAGCGCCATTCCTTGCGGCTCAACAACAAGTCGATCGCGCCGTTCGTGGATGATGTGGACGTTGTGGGTTTTGTCCGCTTGGCGGCTGCATTGCGCGGCGATGACGGCGAACGCAAGAAAGTCGTGAGCACTGGCGACCGTGAGTTCGTGTGTCACGCCACCGCCGCATCTGTGTCGAAGAACGGGCTGGGCATCACCGCGCCATTGCCGTTCGCCGAAGGCACAAACCCGCTTGCCGACGCGCTGGGTATTACGCAGCGCATCAAAGCCAAGGCCGTGAAGGCCGAAGAACAGGAGAAAGCATAATGTCATTCTGGAGCGTATCAACCGGCGAAAACCTTGCCGCACAGACTGCCGAACAGCGGCAGCAATACACCCCGCCCGAAAACAACATGGAACCCATCCCCGCTGGTTCTAAGGTTCGCGCCTTCATCAAGGAAGCCAAGTGGGACAAGACGCAGGATGGCGACCGCTACGTTAAGCTGCGCTGGGACGTGGTGAAGCCGGATGAAGTGGCGCGCCGGGTGATCTTCACCAAGTTGTGGGTGGAAGATAACGACCCGAACGCCAAGAACCCCGGCGACAAGCGCGACAAGGCTTTGCGGATGCTCGCCAAGATCGATGCTTTGGCAGGCGGAAAGCTGGCAGCAAAAGGCGTGGAACCGTCCGACGACGAACTGCTGGTGGCGCTTGCCGACAAGCAAATGGTGCTGTCTGTCGAAGTTTGGGAAATGGAAGGCCGCGATGGGCCGATGAGCGGCAACTGGGTGCGCGATGTGAAGCCCTGCGAAGGGACGGAACTTGTGGTCGGCAAGGCAAAAAAGGTTGATACTCATCTCGGAGACGATGATGATTTCGGCATACCCTTCTAATCGACTTTGCTTCGTTTCTAAGTTAGGCGAGGCCATGGAAAACAAACAAATTGCCTCGTCAAAGCCTTGTTTTAAGTGCGGTGCCGATAAGCCTCTAAGCGAGTTTTATCGGCACCCACGGATGGCAGATGGGCACGTGAATAAGTGCAAAGATTGCAATAAGTCAGATGTCACGGACAATCGCTCTAAGAGAATTGATTACTATCGGGCCTACGACCGCAACCGTGGATCACGTCAAACGCTGGAACATCAGAGAGAATACAAAGAGCGGTTTCCCAAAAAGTCTAAAGCGCGAAACGCCGTAGGCAACGCCGTTCGAGATGGAAAGCTAAGCAAGCCCGACGCGTGCCAAGAGTGTGGCGCAGTTGGGCGAATACATGGTCACCACGACAATTACGATCATCCCTTAGATGTGCGGTGGCTTTGCGTAGCCTGCCATAGTCAATGGCACAAAGAAAATGGCCCCGGCCTAAATGGAGATACCACATGGAACAGTTAAGCGAAGCTTGGTTCGAAGCGAGGCTGGGAAAGATCACCGCGTCAGCGGTCGGTGGCATCTTGGGGCTCTCCCCTTTTGTATCGCGTGAAGATGTTATGAGGCGGATGGTGAGGGATGCTTTGGGTGCTGAAAGTGAGTTCCAAGGGAACGTCGCGACCCGCCACGGCCAAAACAACGAAGCTGGCGCTATCATTGAATTTCGCTTTGAAACAGGCTTGGAAGTAGAGCCCGCATCTTTCGTTTTATTAGAAGACGGCGATGCATGGCTAGGGGCTAGCCCAGATGGTTACACCAGTGACGGCGGATTAATCGAAGTCAAAGCACCATACTCGCTACGGGATGCTGAAAAGCCTGCACCCTTTAA